AGGAACATCACGATCACCTATAGCTAATCAAGGTCAAGTAGAATCTAAATTGTCTTTTAGACAAACTGATTCATCTGTTCCAGGTACACCTGTGTTACGTAAAAGTTTAGAAGGAGGAGTATTAGGTGAAGCCAATAATGATGGATCTATATTCATACATGAAAAAGTAGCTCCAGGAAGTGAACAAGAGCAACACATTCTTATGCACGAAATGGTGCACATGACGGATATGAAGGTTGGTAAATTAGCTTATGATGATGATTTCATAAAATGGAATGGAGAGATATACAACAGAAAGGATGGTAAAATATTTTACAATAATGAATGGGTACCAGAGGGAAGTAAAGATTTTCCTTGGGAAAAAATGCCTTGGGAATAAAAAAACAATATGGGATATAATATGAAAGGATTTTCAGGATTTGTAAACTCGCCACTTACAAAAAAAGCAGGACCAGAGACTAGTAGAACGTTTGGTAGTGATAATGCTCAGCGAGATTTTGAAGATAGAGAATATGCTATTGAGTATGCTATAAATGACAACGACCTTCCAGACGGAAAACACCCAACCGAAAAACAAATTAAGAAAGCTTTGGACTATATACAGGCTGAAAGGAAAGCGGGTTACTAATGGGTATCTTAACCCAAATATTTTCTTCTGGTGCAACTGAACTTGTTAAAGGTATAGGTGGAGTTATAGACAACCTACATACTTCTAAAGAAGAAAAACTTGCAGCAGAACTTAAAATAAAGGAACTTATAAGTAACTATGAGATAGAGATGGAAAAAGAAGTTACGTCTCGTTGGGAAGCTGATATGAAATCTGATTCATGGCTTTCAAAAAACATAAGACCACTTGTCTTAGCATTCTTAGTTGTATCAACAGTTTTAATGATATTCATTGACGCCGGTACAATTAACTTTGTAGTCGAAGCTAAGTGGACAGACTTATTACAAATAGTATTAATAACCGTGATCGGTGCTTACTTCGGTGGGCGATCATTAGAAAAAGTGAAGAAGTAAATAATTAAATTAAATTAAATCATGGCAAAAAGAAAAACAAAAAAAGAAAAAGTAGTAGACTTATCTCCTAAGGCAGAGAAAATTTCAGACGAACAATTAAAGGAAGTTCAAAAAGTTATACATAACGTTAATAACATCCAAATGAGATTAGGTGATATGGAAATTAAAAAACACGCTTTATTACATGAGTTCGCTGGAGTTCAAGATGAAATGACTATTCTCCAAAATAAGTTTCAAAAAGAATATGGGACGGTGGATATAAACATTGTAGACGGTATAATAAACTACCCGGGAAATGGACAAGTTAATTAGAAAAATTACTATAGGTAAAGACTACAAGAATGACGCTATGCACTACGCTGTAGGACAAGAAGTATATGGTGGCCATACTATCTGTGATATTATAGAAGAGGAAACAAAGTTCTCTATCTATATAAAAAAGAAAAATGATGTATTGCCCTGGAAAGATTTTAATAAGAACATGGCGGTATCTGTAGAGTATAACTTAGAATATTAAAATTATGAGAAATTCAGCACTAAAAGGAATGTTAGATGTGGCGAGTCCAATAAAACAAAGAGACAATGGATATACTCCACCTGTACCTAAACCTAAGAAAAAATCACCACCACCACCACCAAAACCTCCAAAAACTTATGGATTTGGAATTACTGAACCCGCTTAAATGAAGAGTGTTTACGATTTTGTCGTAAAACCAAAAGGAGAAAGATATAACAATATAAAAAAAATTGGTGATTCAGAGTTAATACTAAATACTGAAATTTTTAACCATCAATATATTAACAGAGTTGCAGAGGTTATATCTACTCCAATCATTGGAAATACGAACATACTACCTGGAGATGAGGTTATAATACATCACAATGTTTTTCGTAGATGGCATAACGTAAAAGGTATAGAGAAAAATAGTAGAAGTTATTTTGATGACAACACTTATTTTATACGAGATGATCAAATATTCCTATACAAGAGACATCAAGAGTGGGAGTGTCCTAAGGGATATTGTTTTATAAAACCACTAAAAGCAAAAAATCAATTTAACATTAATGCGGAACAACCTTTAGTAGGTGTTGTTAAATATTCAGACGGAACAGTTAGACAAGGTGACTTAGTGGGATTTAGTCCAGAATCTGAATACGAATTTATAATCGATGGGGAAAGACTATATCGAATTTTATCTAATTTTATTACTATCAAATATGAATATCAAGGAGACGAAGAGGAATATAATCCAGGCTGGGCAAGTAGCAGTTGAAGAACTGATTAAAGTTGCTAAAGAACCAATTGTAGATTCAGATGACGATATATCAGCAGATAGACTTAAGAATGCAGCAGCCACTAAAAAATTAGCTATATTTGATGCATTTGAAATACTTAATAGAATCCAAGAAGAAGAAAACTTACTCGAGGGAAAAACACCTGAAGAGAGAAAGGAAAAAGTCTTTAAAGGATTCGCGGAAGGTAGATCTAAGTAATGTACAAGCAAAGTTTAGTTAAAGTAATAGAGCCTGTAAAGAAAACTACCATTAGTAGATATAACAAAGGTAAGAAGTGGAAATATGGTTATGATAAAGAGCATGATATAATTGTACTTTCTAAAACTGGCCAAATAGGGGAAATACTTGAAATACAAAATCTTAAGATCGCTTTACCTAAGGTTCCCAAAGAAGTATTTAAACATGAAAAAAACAAGTGGATTAAGTTTGATCAACCTAAAGAACTAGCTAGATTAAAAAGTATTTTTGATTGGAAAATTTATCCAGAAGATCAAAAAGATCAATGGTTCGATTATATAGACGAAGAGTTTAAAAGAAGAGAGGAAGGGTTTTGGTTTATAAATAATGGTAAACCCATATACATAACAGGTACACACTATATGTATTTACAATGGAGCAAGATTGATGTTGGTGCTCCAGACTTTAGAGAAGCAAATAGATTATTTTATTTATTTTGGGAAGCTTGTAAAGTAGATAAAAGATGTTATGGAATGTGCTACTTAAAAAATAGACGATCTGGATTTTCTTTTATGTCGTCAGCAGAAACAGTTAACTTAGCTACTCTTGCAGGTGATAGTAGATATGGTATACTTTCAAAGAGCGGGTCAGATGCAAAGAAAATGTTTACAGACAAAGTAGTTCCTATATCAATCAACTACCCATTCTTTTTTAAACCCATACAAGATGGTATGGATCGTCCAAAATCTGAGTTAGCATATAGAGTTCCAGCGAGTAAATTTACTAGAAGGAAAATGTCTGCTACAGACGGGTTAGAAGAGATAGAAGGTTTAGACACAACTATAGATTGGAAGAATACAGGGGATAATAGTTATGATGGTGAGAAGTTAGCGCTATTAGTTCATGATGAAAGCGGTAAGTGGGAAAGACCAGATAATATTTTAAACAACTGGAGAGTTACAAAAACATGCTTAAGATTAGGTAGTAGAATTATTGGTAAGTGTATGATGGGTTCAACTTCAAATGCTTTAGACAAAGGTGGAAGTAATTTTAAAAAATTATACAATGCTTCAGATGTTACAAAACGGAATAAAAATGGACAAACGAAGTCTGGTCTATATTCTTTGTTTATCCCAATGGAATGGAACTACGAAGGATTTATTGATGAATACGGAGATCCAGTGTTTGATAGTCCGGATAATGATGTCTTCGACCCACATGGCGAACTAATAGACATAGGTATAATCGAGCATTGGAATAACGAGGCTGAAGGATTAAGATCAGATCATGATGCTTTAAATGAGTTCTATCGTCAGTTCCCAAGAACAACAGAGCACGCGTTCCGAGATGAGACAAGAAATAGTATATTCAATTTAGTTAAATTATACGAACAAATAGATTACAATGAGGGTATAGGAAATTCAGCGGTTATTACAACTGGTAATTTCCAGTGGGAAAACGGGGTTAAGGATTCGAAAGTAATATTTTATCCAGATATAAAAGGTAGATTTAATTTAAGCTGGGTTCCGCCTTTAAACCTACAAAATAAGGCTGTTCTAAAAAATGGAATGAAGTATCCCGGTAATGAACATATAGGAGCTTTTGGTTGTGACTCTTATGATATATCGGGAACTGTAGACGGAAGAGGATCGAATGGAGCATTACACGGGTTAACTAAGTTCTCAATGGAAGATGCTCCACCTAGTCAATTTTTTTTGGAATACATTGCTAGACCACAAACCGCTGAAATATTTTTTGAAGATGTTTTAATGGCTTTAATATTTTATGGAATGCCATTACTGTGTGAAAACAATAAACCGAGATTATTATATTATTTAAGAAGAAGAGGGTATAGAGGATACTCTATGAATAGACCAGATAAAGTTTGGAATAAATTATCGGTTGCAGAAAAAGAAGTTGGAGGAATTCCTAACTCTAGCGAAGATATAAAACAAGCCCACGCAGCTGCTATTGAGATGTATATACAGGGACACGTGGGATTAAAGGACAATGATACATATGGAAGTATGTATTTTAATAGAACCTTAAATGATTGGGCAAGATTTGATATAAACAAAAGAACGAAATTTGATGCTGCTATAAGTTCTGGATTAGCCATAATGGCTTGCAATAGACATTTGTATGCTCCAAATGCTAAGATTGAAAAACCAAAACTAAGTTTAAATGTTGGGAGATATTCAAACGTGGGTAATACGTCAATACTAATTAAAAAATAAATATGAGTCAATTTCCAAGTCAAGTAGTTAGCGACAGAGAAAAGTCGAGTGGTGAGTACGGCTTAAAGATTGCTAGAGCTATCGAGAGCGAGTGGTTCAATACTACTGGATATAATAATAGATTTCTTGGTAATATAAATAATTTTCACAGATTACGTTTGTATGCTAGAGGAGAACAATCAATACAAAAATATAAAGATGAGCTATCTATTAATGGTGATTTATCTTATTTAAATTTAGACTGGAAACCAGTTCCGATTATACCAAAGTTTGTAGATATAGTTGTAAACGGTATGGCGGAGAGAATATTTGATGTTAAGGCTTACTCACAAGATCCCTTTGGTGTGGACAAGAGAACCAAGTACATGGAATCTATAATGAAAGACATGAGAACAAAAGAGTTTAATGATATGGCTCAGAACCTCATGAATATGGATCTATATGAAAATAAAAAAGAGGATTTACCACAGACAGAGGATGAGCTAGCACTACATATGCAATTAACATATAAGCAGGCAGTAGAAATAGCAGAGGAGCAAGCGATAAACGTTTTACTAGAAGGTAGTAAATACGAGCTAACTAAAAAGCGTTTATATTACGATCTAACAGTTTTAGGTATTGCTGCTGCAAAAACTTCTTTTAATACAGCTAAAGGTGTTACTGTAGAATATGTAGATCCAGCGAATTTAGTCTACTCTTATACTGACTCACCTTATTTCGACGATATCTATTATGTTGGAGAAGTAAAGAACATTCCGGTTAACGAATTAATAAGAGAGTTCCCAGATCTTACAGAAAGTGAATTAGAAGATATTTTTAAAAGTAATCACAAATCTAGTTGGAGACAAAGAGGAGGCACAGGGCAAGATGATGACTCTATGAAAGTGGAGGTTTTATATTTTAATTACAAAACATATATCCATGAGGTTTATAAAGTAAAGGAAACTGGAAGCGGTGGAAGTAAAGCAATAGAGAAAGATGATTCATTTAATCCACCAGAAGATAAAGAAGGGGATTTTGGTAGGCTAGGTAGGAAAGTAGAATGCTTATATGAGGGCGCTTTGATTTTAGGTACAAGTAGATTGCTTAGATGGGAGAAAGCAAGGAATATGATGCGTTCTAAAAGTGATTTTACTAAAGTTAAAATGAACTATTCTATTGTAGCGCCTAGGATGTACAATGGTAAAATAGAATCCCTAGTTAGTAGAATTACTGGTTTTGCAGACATGATTCAACTAACACATTTAAAATTACAACAAATACTATCAAGAATGGTTCCGGATGGAATTTATTTAGATGCTGATGGTTTAGCTGAGATTGATTTAGGTAATGGAACTAACTATAACCCACAAGAAGCTTTAAACATGTTCTTCCAAACTGGTTCGATTATAGGTAGATCATACACGGCAGATGGAGATCAGAATATGGGTAAAATACCTATTCAAGAAATTTCTGGAAGTGGAAGTGGTAAGATGCAGAGTTTAATTGGGACGTATAATTATTATCTACAAATGATAAGAGATACTACCGGGTTAAACGAAGCTAGAGATGCTGCAACTCCAGACGCAAAAACTTTAGTTGGAGTACAGAAATTAGCAGCAGCTAATTCTAATACAGCTACTAGACATATACTAAATTCAGGATTATTTATAACTGCTGATGTGTGTGAATCCCTCTCACTTAGGATATCTGATATCATAGAATACTCTCCTACTAAAAATGCTTTTATACAAGCTATTGGAGCACATAACGTAGCCACATTAGAAGAAATGGCTAATCTACACTTATATGATTTTGGTATTTTTATAGATCTATCTCCAGACGAAGAACAACAAGCTATGTTAGAAAATAACATACAAGTTGCATTATCACAACAAACTATAGATTTAGAAGATGCTATAGACTTGAGAGATATAAAGAATATGAAACTTGCTAATCAACTATTAAAATTACGTAGAAAGAAAAAGCAGAAGAAAGACCAAGAGATCCAACAGCAAAATATGAAGGCTCAAGCAGACGCAAACGCACAACAACAACAAGCTGCTGCTCAAGCTGAACTGCAAAAGCAACAAGCAATGGTACAAAGTGAAATTCAAGTTGAGCAAGCTAAGGGAAAAATCAAGCAACAAACTCTTCAAGTAGAAGCCGAAGTTAAGACAATATTAATGGACCATGAGTTTGAAATTAACATGAAATTAAAGAGGATGGATATTGAAAATGTTAAAGAGAAAGACGCAGTAAAAGAGAGTAGACAGGATGACAGAACAAAGATACAAGGCCAACAACAAGAACGTCTTGTAGAAAAAAGAGAACAAGTAAAAGAGAAACCATTTGAATCGTCAGGTAATGATGTTATAGGTGGTGGAATGCGGTTAGGCGCGTTTGATCCTAAGTAAACAATTTATTAATTATTATATTTTATTATGGCAAAAAAGAAAAAAGAAGAAGTAACCGAACAGACCGTTGAAAAACCGGAAGTTTTAGAAGTAGCTACGGAGGGCAAAGTCGAGGTTAAGAAAAAGCCTTCAATGAAAAAATTTAAAGTACCTGAAGATAATATCGTTAAAGTTAATTTAGCTGATCTAGTTGAGAAAGCAGAGGATATTATTAAGGTAGATCTTTCAAATCCACCAGTAGAAGAAGTAACACCCGTTGAACCCGTGGAAGAAGTTACCGAAGTTACTGACACTCCTTTATTGGAAGAGATAACAAATGAAGTAGAGGAGGTTGCTGAGGTGGTAGAAAAAGAATTTATCGAATCTGTAGAGACAGGTAGAGACTTACCAGAGGGAGTTCAGAAGTTAATGACCTTTATGGAGGAAACAGGTGGAGACTTAAAAGACTACGTTAATTTAAATAAAGATTATTCTGAATTAGACAGTCAAACACTATTAAAAGAATACTACAGAAAAACTAAATCACATCTAGATAATGATGAAATTGACTTCTTAATGGAGGATAATTTTTCATTTGACGAGGAAATGGATGATGAAAGAGATATTAAAAGAAAAAAATTAGCGCTTAAAGAGCAAGTTGCCAGCGCTAAAAGCCACTTGGACGGGCTAAAGTCCAAATACTATGAAGATATCAAAGCTGGGAGTAAGTTAACTTCCGATCAACAAAAAGCAATTGACTTCTTTAATAGACACAACACGAAGTCAGAAGAGACTCAAAAAGCAGCAAACAAAGCTAAGTCAACATTCTTAAACAAAACAGATCAAGTGTTTGGCGATAAATTCAAAGGTTTTGAATATAACGTCGGAGACAAGAAGTTTAGGTTTAATATTAAGGATGTAGATAAAGTAAAGACAACACAAAGCGACATTAACAATTTCGTAGGAAAGTTTCTTAACGAAGAAAATTTAATGGAAGATGCTAGTGGTTATCATAAGTCTTTATTTACAGCAATGAATTCTGATGCAATCGCTAATCACTTTTACGAACAAGGTAAGGCTGACGCTTTAAAAGATAGTGTAGCCAAATCTAAAAATATCGATATGAACCCACGCCAGTCACATGGTGGTGAGATAAGTTCAAGCGGTATTACTGCAAGAGTGTTAGGTGAGAATACTTCTGATTTTAAATTTAAAATTAAAAGGAATAAATAATTAAAAACAATTTAAAAAATGGCAAATATTAATCCTGGAGCAACACTGAATTCAGTGCCAGCTCCAAGTAAACAAACGCTCTCAAGCGCATACATCGACTTCGCAGCAAGTGATGGTGCTACATGGGCACAACAATATCTACCGGATTTGATGGAGAAAGAAGCAGAAGTTTTTGGAAACAGAACTGTTGCTGGTTTCTTATCTCAGGTAGGTGCTGAAGAAGCTATGGCTTCTGATCAAGTAGTATGGTCTGAACAAGGTAGATTACATTTATCTTACACTGTCACAGTGTTAAGTCAAGGTGATAGAACTATAACAATGCCTAGCGCAACGCATGGTGTTAGAGTGGGTGATACAGTAGTTCTTTCTGATGCTAATAAAACAGTAAAAGCTTATGTAACTACTATCTCAACAGATTTATTAACGGTTACTGTGGCTCCTTATACACAAGGTGATTTAAGTGGTCTTACTGAAAGTTCTGCTGTTACACATATGTTTGTGTACGGTTCTGAGTTCGCAAAAGGAACAATAGGTAGAGCTGGTGCTAATGAGCCTGGTTTCAAATCATTCTCTAACTCACCAATTATCTTGAAAGATAAGTATGAAGTTTCAGGTTCTGACGCTTCTCAAATTGGTTGGGTTGAAGTTTCTGGTGAAGATGGACAATCTGGATACTTATGGTACTTAAAAGCTGAGGGTGATACTAGAGCTCGTTTCACTGACTACTTAGAAATGAGTATGATTGAAGCTGAAAAAGCAGCTACAGATTCATCTGCATTAGACGACGCTGGAGTAAAAGGTACTGAAGGTCTATTCGCGGCTATTACTGATAGAGGTAATATCACAACCGAAGTATCCGCTCTTGTTGATTTTGATAATATCTTAAAAGAGTTTGATAAGCAAGGCGCTATTGAAGAAAACATGATGTTCTTAAATAGAACTCAATCTTTAGGGATTGATGCTATGTTAGCTGCTTTAGCTGGTCCTGGTGCTAATGCTTCTTACGGAGTATTTGATAACGAAGAAGACATGGCATTAAACTTAGGTTTTGCTGGTTTTAGACGTGGATCTTATGACTTCTACAAATCTGACTGGAAATACTTAAACGACCCAACTACAAGAGGTGGTGTTTTAGATGCAGTCGCTGGTACTACTACTGATGGTTTAGGTGGTATATATGGTGTTATCGTTCCAGCTGGAGTTTCTTCAGTATATGACGAACAATTAGGAAAGAATCTTAAAAGACCTTTCTTACACGTTAGATATAGAGCTTCTCAAATGGAAGATAGAAAAATGAAAACATGGACTACTGGTTCTGTTGGAGCTTCTACTTCTGATTTAGATGCGATGGAAATGCACTTCTTATCTGAAAGATGTTTAGTTGTTCAAGGTGCGAATAACTTCATGTTAATCAAAGGAGCGTAGTCTCAATTTTTAAAACCGTCCCCTGAAATACGGGGATGGTTTTTATTTTATTAATTTATATTATATTATATTATGGAAAAAACAGAAAAAGTGGTAAAAGAACCACAAACAAAACAAGATACTTGGGAAGTTAAAGATCGAGTATATTTTTTAAAAGATGGACTATCTCCGCTGTCTCATAAAATACCCTCTAAGAACATTTATTGGTTTGACGAGGAAAAAGGATACGAGAGAGAATTAGCTTTAACTACTAATCAAAGAACAGTTTTCGTTGATGAGTTTAAAGGTGAGGCGAGAATTGCACAAATAATCTTTAGAGATGGGACATTAAATGTAGCAAGAAATAAAGTAATTTTACAAAAACTACTATCTCTATATCACCCATTAAGAAACAAGTTGTTTCAGGAGTTAGATACTGTTAAAACAGCAGAAACTCATTTAGATTGGTTAGAGTTTGAAATAGCAGCTATGAATGCGGCAAACAACCTAGATGTTGACATGATGGAAGCGGTCTTAAGAGTGGAAATTGGATCTAAGGTATCTAACATGACTTCTAAGGAGATTAAAAGAGATTTGCTGCTATATGCTAAGAAGAACCCTAAACTGTTTCTAGAGTTAGTTACTGATGACAATGTTCAACTTAGGAACTTTGGTATTAAAGCTTCAGAAGCTGGTATTATAAAATTATCTCAAGATCAAAGAGCATTTCAATGGGGGAGTAATGGTAGGAAGTTAATGACCATCCCATTTGACGAACATCCATATTCAGCTTTAGCCTCATGGTTTAAGACTGACGAAGGAATGGAGATTTACTCAACAATAGAAAAACGATTAAAATAATTAATCACTTATGGTAGAGCGACCACTCTTACGGGTGGTTGCATTACTATAAATAAAAAGACATTATGGCTATAAGCGTAGATACAGTATATCAAAGAGTTTTGGCATTAGCCAATAAAGAACAACGAGGATATATAACGCCTCAAGAATTTAATCTATTAGCCAATCAGGCTGAGATGGAAATATTTGAACAATATTTTTACGATCTCAATAAAAGGGAAAGATTAGAACCCATCATAGAAGACGAAACTGAACAATCAGATTTAGCAGAACTAATCAAGAAAAAATTAAAGCCCTTCACTACAATTGCTACCGTTACAGGTGGTACAACATTCCCCACATCAAATTATCATACTGGAAAAATATTCTACAACAATAGAGTATGTCGCAAAGTAGACCTTCAAGAAATTCATAGATTTTCAGTATCACAGAGACATGCTGGTGGTATTGACCCTGTATATGCGGAAAGTAGTACGACTGGTGAAGATATAGTTGTATACACACCAAAAACCGTGGCAACAGTAGCAGTTACATGTGAAACAATTACAAAACCTCTAGGTACAGTTGCTTGGGGATATGTAGTGGTAAATGAAAAAGCACTATACAACCACAACACTTCTACCCATTTTATACTACATGATTCCGAGGAAGTAAACCTAGTTTATAAAATATTAGAAGGAGCCGGTATAGTTATAAACAAACCTGGCTTAATGCAAGTGGGACAACAAAAACAAATTAGTAGTAATCAAATAAAAGCACAATAATGGGAATATTAACAAACGCCGAGCAAGCTTATTATGGGGCTAATGGAAATCATGGCTCATATCAATTTCTATCGTTAGAAGAAGCAATAGATTCCTTTAGAGCCGTGTACGTTGGTAAAGGGAAAATTTGCGAAGATGTACTAGATCAAGATATTACTTTTCATTCTATAAGAGCTATGCAGGAATTAAGTTTCGATACTTTAAAGTCCGTGAAAGATTGGGAGGTAACCGTGCCTCCTCAATTAGTTTTAGTAATGCCAGTTGATTATGTTAATTACGTCAAACTATCTTGGAGTGACAGTAGTGGTATTGAACATGTTATATATCCTATGTCAAAATCTTCTAACCCACTAGATATAACAGAGAGCGTAGAGGATTGGGGAGGCTTTACAATAACAGGTGCGGCGGATGATGACCTAGATTCGGATGAAAATTCTGAAACTATGACTAATCTTAAATCTGCTACGCCTATTCAAGATCAAGACTCATATGACGATCAAACTTACAATGGAGCTTTGGGGCAAAGATTTGGATTAGATCCTCAATTTTCCCAAGTCAACGGTTCGTTCTTTATAGACGAAACTGCTGGTAAATTTCACTTCACATCAAACTTAAATGGAAAAACATTAATATTAAAATATATCAGTGATGGTATAGTAACAAATACTTTTAACACAGCTATAGATTTAAATGCTACGCTCTTACATAAATTTGCGGAAGAAGCATTTTACAAACATGTATTATATGGATTGTTATTATCTAGAAAGGATACACAACCTCAGTTACTAATGACTATTAAGAAAGAGAGGTTTGCGGAAACAAGGAAAGCGAAATTAAGATTATCTAACATTAAACTTGAAGAACTAACTCAAGTGTTAAGGGGAAGGTCTAAACAAATAAAACATTAATAAATGCCGGAGTTAAAACGTACGTTTGCTAGTGGTAGAATGAATAAAGATCTCGATGAGAGATTAGTTCCAGCTGGTGAATATAGAGATGCAATGAATATACAGGTAGCAACATCTGATGGTGCTAGCGTTGGAGTTGTATCTAATTTATTAGGTAATACTAACCTAACGGAATCTACCGTAGCACCGGGTAGCACGTGTGTTGGTTCTATTGCTCATGGAAAAGAAGATAAAATATATTATTTAGTTTGTGGTGGAGACGCGGTTACCACGGATCCGGTTACCACTAAAGATCATACTATACTTAAAGACTATGTTATAGAGTATGATTTTGTTACTAAGTCGTATAGATATGTAGTTGTTGATATACACAAAATAGTTACACATCTTAATATTGCTGGTACTACGAGTAGTTCATATCCACATATACATATACCGAATTTAGGAGATGCTGCTAAAAATATAACTGGAATTAGGATTGGAATGGTAATTGAGGGTTACATAGGTGGTGTGCATTATACCCAGTCTGACAACGTTACGGTGATATCCATAAAAGCTGATGTTGGAAACAATGGTTGGAACATTGAACTATCTGAATCTTTTGTCAGTGATCAATATGATTTAGTCACATTCCACGCTCCTAGGGTTCTGAGTTTTCATCATAATAATTATATTGACGCCATTAATATTGTAGACGGTATGATGTTCTGGGTGGATGGTGTAGACCCAGTATTTAGTAGCGAACCTAAAAAGATCAATATAGCAAGGTGTATAAGAGGAACGGGTGGTTTAGAATATATGGTTGGAGGTGGTATTGATGGTCACCCAGCTGCGCTCGCTGCTGGTACTTTAAATAAGTTCGTTTTGTTTAATGGCGAAAATGATTATTTTCATACTAGATTAACGGCAGATTTTAGGGGTGATAGATTGGAAATTGTTACAGATGGAGATGGTGGGGAAAAAACACATTGGTTGACTGAGAGTAATATAACCGTAATAAGACCTCGTCCACTTACTCCACTTATATTAGAAATGTCCTCTACGGAAAAGGTAAGAGAAAATTCTTCCGGCGTAAGTAATGCCGTGTTTTCTACTATACTCAAGGGAAATACCGGTAGCAACTGGGCAGATGTCCTTACGGGAGATCCACTTCCAATTGGCACAACTCTCGCTAACGTAACTTTTACAAACGCTGTAGATTTTAGAGAAGGTGATATTCTAATATTAACTAGTGACGAGGATGATGGTGCTGACGGTATCTTTACCGACCACGAAGTTCGAGTAAAGGTTATTGTTGGGTGTCCAGTGGGTTTAGGTGGAGCTCCAGACGTTATTCAAACTAGCGGCTATACATTAGAAGTAATGGCTATTGATAGCGGTATAGCTGGTACCGATCAACTTTGGTATGTTAAGTTAGAACAAACAGCTCCTTTATTTGAAACTAAATTCCCTAGATTTTCTTATAGATATAAATACGAGGACGGAGAGTATTCTACATTCGCTCCTTGGTCCGAGATAGCATTTATGCCCGGAGAATATGATTATTATCCTAAAAAAGGACATAATCTAGGAATGATTAATAATCTTAGAAATCTAAAATTAAAACAATACTTTGTTGAAGATAGTCTAAGACCTAGGGATGTTATTGAAGTAGACATCCTATACAAAGAATCTGGAAAACCAAATGTATACTCAGTTAAAACAATTAAACATGGTGATGGTAGTCCTAACTGGCCAGAGCAAACTCATGAGAGAGGCGAGTACGAGTTAGAGACAGAAATAATACATGCTGTGTTACCTTCTAATCAGTTAATACGACCATGGGATAATGTTCCTAGATTTGCTAGGGCTCAAGAGATAACAGGGAATAGATTGGTATTTGGTAACTATATACAAAATTACAATGTTGCATCATATGTAGGTATGAAGCTTAAAGATCCAGAAATAGAAATCTCACTATGGAGTGATGAAGCTGATTTTGATGATTTAGATTCAACTAAAAAATCTATTAAGACAATGAGGACTTATCAAGTTGGAGTTGTCTTCTCTGATAAGTACGGTAGAGAGACACCAGTATTGGGTAGTCAAAAGAAAGGAGGTATAAAAATAGAGAAGCTATATAGTGCAAAGTGGAATAAGTTGGAGGTTAAACTAAAAACACCACCTCCACCTTGGGCTGAAACATATAAGTTTTTTATTAAAGAAACATCTAACGAGTATTATAATCTAGCAATGGATCGTTGGTATAATGCCGAAGACGGTAATATATGGTTGTCCTTCCCGTCATCAGAGAGAAACAAAGTTACGGATGAAACATTTCTAATACTAAAGAAAGCACATGGTACAGACGTTCCAGTTACTGATCTAGCTAAATACAAGGTATTAGCTATAAAGGCTGAAGCTCCAGATTTTATTAAAATAGATAAGAAGTCTTTAGGCGTAATGTATAATGGTGGACCTGGTTTTGGTGACCAAATAGGAAATTCGGGTGGTGGTTTTCCAGTACCTGATTCGAGAACTATTGAGATAAACAGGGGTAGTTTTACAGTTGCCTTTGGTAGTGTAGCAGGTTCTGGTCCCAATGGAACTGAAACTATTGGTAAACTGTTGAGTGGTGGTACCGTAGTAAAGATAAAAATGTTTGGACCCTCGGATACGTCAAAAGCATATGAAATCGTTAAAATACAGGCTAACGCTAATGACACTGTAATTACTATCGACGGGAAGTTTGGAGATGATATGGCATTTACATCCACTAATGAGACATACGCTACCCGTATAGATGGCTTAGGGATTGAAGTAATTACTGAGATACCAGAAAACAAGCCAGAGTTTGATGGAAGGTTTTTTGTTAAAATATATAAAGACTTAGTATTGCAAAGTCACGTTATGAGTAGGATAAAAGAAACTGATTTTGTTATAACATCTTCGTACGGTTGCTCTTTTATACGACCACTAGTGACACACCCAGCATCTGGATCTAGCTATACGTGGGGCGACTCAATCAACCCGGGTATTACGTCCAACCAAATGGCTCAATTTTCTAATGCTTATGTTGGGGTTGGTAGTCCAGCTAATGAAAACTGGGCCGCCATGAGTAACGGTAGAGTGGGTAACTACGGTCCGGGCCTTGGATACTGGTTTTCACAGTTTTCAATGCCGGCATATCTTTTCTGGAACCAGCAAGACCGCCTTGATAACTTTTTTATAGATCAAGCATCTCAATATAGTCATGATGGGACGGGTGTAGATGGTGCTGGGACATTTGGGAAGCTACCAAATCCTAAGGCAACTAGTGCTAATAATATTCCTGGAGTACATTCGAGTGGGACCTCTACTGATGGAACATGGGTAGGAGTGCCTTTGGAGGAGAGAGGTCAAGGCGTTTATAATAACAATAGAACAATAGATATTTCCTGGGCTGGAATTGGTCCTGGATATGAAGATAATTGGAAGAGATCTTGGAAGGGTTCTTCGGGTGCGAATAAGGATGGACCTAATTGGAATGGGAGACTTTCCAGTGGTGCTTCGGATGGATGGGTAAGTGGGCCAAGTGGGGACGCTAGAAAGTTTATTGATAAATTAGCACATGTTGGGACTAGGTTTAAGTGGGCTGAAGATCCTGATGATATAATATATACGGTTAAGGGCGTTAGGTCTAGATGGGGGATTAAAAATTATAAAAATGATGCCTGGAGCGCGTTGGAATTGGTGAATCAGGGTCTCTTTCCTTACATACCTAACGATACTTGGGATTATAATAAAGAACAACTGAGGGCTAATTGCCAAAGGCAAAGATGGTCACTTAATTTAGATAAGGAGTTAGGACAAGGGCCAGCGGGATATCATCCATTAAACTCTCCAGATGCATCTGTACCGGGTTTACGCCACGATGGAACTAATACTCATCAGATACAGTTGTTGGATCCATTTACAGATGAAGATGATAATTACTTCATAGACAACCCTGCGATATTCGAAACAGAACCCACAGAAGACGTTGGTTTAGATATATATTATGAGGCTGGTAGGGATAACCCTATCGATATTAATGAAAAAACAAACGAACAGTTTGCGCCTATAAATAGTACCTTTTGGAATAGCAATACTTTAACCTCTCACACCGTTACTAGTTGGAGTGATAGGACGGTAACATTCACTCCAGCTTTTGGAGCGGCCGCGGGCTTATCTCAATATGATGCTATTAGGTTTACACGTCCTGATAGAAGTGTTATACAGGCATTTGTAGATTCTGGTGGGGGTAATAGTGCAACCACATTAACTATATTTGGGGATAGTAAAGATTTTGGTTTTGTTGGTGGTGAATCACTAAGACCATGCTTTAGACCTATTCAGTTGAGTTGGCATAATTGTTATTCGTTTGGAAATGGAGTGGAGTCAGATAGAATTAGAGACGATTATAATGCTGTAACCGTAGATAACGGTGTAAAAGCATCGTCCACTTTAAATGAACCATATAAAGAAGAACACAGAAAATCAGGTTTAATATACTCTGGAATATATAATTCTACAAGTGGTGTTAATAGTTTAAACCAATTTATTCAAGGAGAGAAGATTACTAAAGATTTGAATCCATCATATGGAAGTATTCAAAAGTTGTTTACTAGAAACACTGATTTAGTTACCCTTTGTGAAGATAAGATTTTAAAAGTAAGTGCTAATAAAGATGCCTTGTTTAATGCTGATGGTAAACCTCAGTTGATAGCTACAGATAAAGTATTGGGACAAACTATACCTTTTACTGGCGATTGGGGTATAAGTACTAATCCAGAATCTTTTGTGTCGGAATCATATAGAGCTTACTTTACAGACAGAACTAGAGGTGTTGTTTTAAGATTATCTCAAGATGGATTAACACCTATATCAGATCTTGGTATGAAAGATTGGTTTGCAGACAATTTAAGAATACAAAACTATGTTAGCAGTAGTCATCCAATAAAAACTTTTGGATCTTGGGATGATAAGAAAGAAGAGTATAATCTTACTGTAGTGAATTATTGGGATGCTGGTAGACAAAAGAAATTTACAACTTTGAGTTTTAGTGAGAAAACAAAAGGTTGGATTAGTTTTAAATCTTTTCATCCGGAAAGTGGAGTTAGTTTAAATAACGAGTACTATACATTTAAAGACGGGAACTTACATCAACATCATGACAGTGATTCGGCGAGTGCTTCCACTAGTTATAATACTTTTTATGGAGACAAAACAAATTCAAGTATAACATTTTTAATGAACGATGATCCAGGAAGTATTAAGAGTTTTAACACTATGAATTACGAGGGTTCACAAGCTAAGATTACAGCTATGATTACTGCATCGCCAACTGATGCTGCTGGAAACACATTGACCAATCTTAGTGATGGCGAATACTATAACTTAAATGCTAAAGATGGTTGGTATACAACTCTCATAAGAACAGATAAGCAAACTGGAGATAATATAGAGTTTAAAGAAAAAGAAGGAAAGTGGTTCGGTGTTATGAAAGGAGAGGAAACAACTTTGAATAATTTAGATACAGAAGAGTTTTCAGTACAAGGAATAGGTATGGCGGTGTTAGATCATAGTGATCCTGACGCAGAGGGTGAAGGTAAAACTACAATTAGAGAGTGGCATGAAAGTAGTACTGGTACTAATTGGGATTAAAATACATATATATATAAATGGCAAATTGGACAACATCAGATTACACATTATTAACTACACCAGGAGTAACAATGCCGACACAAACGGTCAATTTAACTATAAGTCCGAGCAATGGGTATGTGCTTACCGCAGGTGAATTTCAGGTAAGTGGAGGTGTTGAGACTCCAGTTAGTTCAGGAATATGGGTGGATAGCGTTGCTCTCCCATCAATTTTTTGGAATGCGGATCCTGAAGTTAAAAAAGTAATATTCTCTGACAACGGTGTTCCCGGAACATCAACTAATACGGTAAACGCATCCATAGAATTATATGCGTGGGTAGTTCCATCTGGAACACAAGATTATATAAATATTGATATTGATGTTATAGAAGCTACAGATCCACCAACAGAAACAACTAGGCAAGTTTGTATAACCTCTCTTACTTCTGGAACAAATCATACTATAGTAAACTTAGAGGGAACAGGTATAAGCTCTCCTGCACCATCTATCTCTAGTGGTGTGACAGCCCATTTTCACAGTGGATATGTTACTGGAGGAACTACCTCACTAATTTTTACAAAAACATTTAGTGCTGATTCTGGATATTATTATTTAGTCCCAGGACCTCAAGGAAATATTACTGGAAGTCCTTACCCAACCGGTATGTATACTCAAATTCCAACATACACATATAATGCTGCTGGCCAAATAACAGGTAGTGTGATTGAGGTTTGGTATACACCTCCAGTACCTAACAATGATATTAGTAACACTTGTGAACTTGATCATAAAATAACTTTCTATCAAGATGTTAGAGAGATAATAGTATTAGAACCAGTTCTTAATCGCATAACAGATCTAGTGATTAATTCAGTAGACATGAATATGACTGGAGAGACGAGATCTTTGAAAGTATATGGAGATGTTGGAGAGACATATAATTTAACAATAACCGCACAAACTAGTGGTGACACATATGATTTTGCAACTTCTTTATTTTCTTCTGCCGCCACACTTGATACCAATAGAACCATACCACTTACGCCGAGCATGGGTAGTAATTATGGTTATTATGAATACCAAATAGTTTTCCCTTCAACGAGCGTGGGACAAACGTTTGATATTTTAATATCTGCTGGAAATACGTCCCCAACACTAGTCAGCACTCTGCCTACGGCTACTCTTCCTTCAACACCTAACTTAAGAATATATCAAACCATAAAACCTATAATCTCTTATAATGCTAGATCGTTGGATAACTCTAGTTTATATACTCTTGGCTCCACTACAACTATTACGGCTAAACCGGGATATGTATCTAGACCCAACACAAGCGATGGCGTGTCTACTCTATCTATAGTAGCCACAGCAAAAACTGATGAAGTGGATATTGCTATAGCACGACAACCAATAAACTCAGACTTTACAACGGGAGTGCAATTAACGCTAGGAGCGGAAGATGGTATAACAACGAGCGAGAATTTAACGTTAGCAGGTGATTATGTTAATACCGGCATGATAGTCTCTGGAACCAGTATTGTTCCTGGAGAGAACGAGAGATATGTTACGGTGGTGGAGGTTGGTGCTACGGTGATCATACTGTCTTCTCTTCAAACGATTCCTGGTAGTGAGGTTTTAACATTCTCCTCTAATTCAGATGTTACTATAACTGATATTTTAGCTAGTGTTGATACTAGTGGAGAGGTTGATGTTCTTACGATTACAGCTACAGCTACAGTGAATACCTTTGGAACAGAGGATTTAAAAATAGAATTAGAATTAGATAACTTTATTACATTAACATAATATGCCAACACTAACCTTAACATTTACGCAACCATTAAATGTATCTGTGCAAATCGGTGATACAGCTTGCTACGTGCCAACTGTGACATCTGGGGAGTTTACTGTCGACGACGGGACTGCTAATAACATTAAAGAGATAGGTATAATAAAACAAATAACCCCTTGGAACGGGACGCAGGCGGTAATAGTCTGCGACACAACTTTACCGGGAACACTAGATGGAACTTCACAATATATATTTTTCTATAAAGATAATAGAGTTAATTTAAGTAGTATATTAGGATATTATTCTGAGATTACTTTGGAGAATGATTCTAGTATTCTATCAGAATTACACTCAGTAGCTTGCGATGTATTTGAAAGTAGTAAATAATCGCTAAAAAGTGTGATTATATAACAATAGAATTAAATTAAATTAAATGGATAAAGAAGAGATTGAGAAAATTGATATCAATGAAGTATCAATTAACTCAAGGGAGAAAATATTACAACTACAAAACTTATTAGCCAATAACGCAGATGAAGTAAATATTGTAACCCATCAAGACTCAAAGTTATTTCCATTAAAACATACGTTTGCAGATGGAATATATGTTAGGCAAATGTCTATGGGCGCAGGAACTCTAGTAATTGGAGCCATACATAAACATTTACATGTTTGGTTTTTACTAACTGGTAATATTACCGTATCTACTGAGGATACGACAGAGGATTATGTAGCTCCTTGTTATGTTGTCTCAACACCTGGTACGAAAAGAGTTATATATGCTAATGAAGATTCTATCTTTGTCAACATACATAAAAATCCTTCTAACACGCAAAATATTGAACAATTAGAAAAAGATATTGTAGCACAAAACTTTAAAGAATATGAAGAATACACTAATCAAAACAAATAAATTATGTCGTTTTTACTAGTAGGAGCAGCTGTAGTAGGAGTTGTAGCTGGTGGTGCAAAGGCAATAAGTGGCGCCAGTAAAAAGAAAAAAGCTAAAGCAGCTCATGCTGCGGCTAAGGCTCAGATGCAAAAAGATAAAGAAGCTTATATGAATTTAGACACTAGTAACCCATATCTAAACATGGAGAATACTATGGAGGATCTAACGGTAAATACACAAGCTGCAGAGTTCGCATCAGAGCAATCTCAACAGAGTACAGCTAATGTACTTGAGGGAATGAAAGGTGCTGCTGGAGGTTCTGGTATCGCTGCCCTAGCTCAGGCTATGGCTAATCAAGGTCAAATAGCTGCTCAAAAAGCATCCGTGTCTATAGGTGAACAAGAGATGGCAAATCAACAAGCAGAGAGAACAGAAGCCGGTAACATACAGAATCTAGAAAGAGAGGGAGAAATACAATCAAGGAACCTTAAGAAAGATATGGCAGCAACAGCACTTGGCATGTCTTCGGCTGAAACACAAAATGAAGCAGCTAATATATCTGCGGCTGATAAACAAATGTGGGATGGAATAAGTAGTGCAGCAAGTAGCGTCGGTAAAGTAGCTGGAGGAATATAAATAAATTAATACTATGGGGAAATACAGTCCGAAATTAAACGCGAATACTTCGCAGAATGTTGTAGAATATTACAAGGCAGGTTTAAAGCGGCCTGAGACCGTTGGTTGGGATAGGGTTGGTGATATGGTAACATCACTAAATAAAACTATTCAACAAAGAAGAGACGAAGCTACTTTAGAAAAAGAGGAAAAAGAATTAAAGACAAAGGCTTATGAAGATCAGTTTGTTAAGAACTCAGAGGTAATTGCTGCTAATGCTGGTAGTCTAGGTGAGGAGTATTATAACCTAGCTTTTGATCAAGCTAAAGTATTACAAGATCAGTATAATGAGGCTGTTATGAATGATGACAAGAAATTAATGGGTGAATTAAGAGGTAAGCTTAACGGCTTATCTACCACGGTTCAAACGCTAAAAGAAACAATGAACGAAGCATCAAGTTCACAGTCTGATGAAAATGGAGAAAGTAGTCTATCTGCAGGGATGAGTGAATATGAAAAACTAGTTAATGCAACATGTACTGATCCCTCTGCTATGAGTTATGTTGATGGTGAATTTCAATGGGCTAATCCAGAGTTTAACCCAGAAGAAAAGGATTCTAAGGAATTTTTTACAATGGAGGATTTAAACAAGTCATTAATAGAAAGAGATGATACAGTAATTCAAGAGTATAAAACATTTGAAAATACTTTAGGAGTACTAGGTTTAGACTGGCAAAATGGAGCTGAGGGAGCGAGTGGGTTTGACGACATATACTATGATGCTAGTAATAAGAAGATGATTACCGAAAACAATATAGCAACCTTCTTACACGATGATGTCACCGGTAAAGGTGCGGATTATACCTTTGCAAAACAGTTGGGGGAATATATTGAGCAAGTTGATTATTCTGGTTTAGGCCTTGATGTTGCTAAGTGGGATAAAGATAAAGATGGTGATGTTGACGAGGATGATTTTGCTTTAGAGCAAGATAGAGAAAAACTAAAAGCAGCTATCACTGATCGTGGAAGTCCAGATTATAATTTTGAAACATCTAGAACTATAATTTCAGAGTGGATGACTATGAATCAAAGAAAGAAATTTATGGGTAATATAGATGAGACTCTAGTTCCAGCACCAGGTGAAGATCAAGATACTTTTGTAAAAAGAGGTGGTAGCGTAGGCGCCTTAACTAAAAAAGGTATTGTTTGGAATGAAAATCAAGGAAGATTTATAGCCACGTCAACGAAGAGTGGGCAAGAACTGTTAGACTCACTTAAGAAAAAGAAAAAATAAAATTATATAAATGTCTCAAAGAGAACTAAAAATAATAGAACAAGGTAGAGCTATTGGTTGGTCAGACGACGAATGTCTTGCAGCTGTTAGGCAAAATAGACTTAATGTTGAAAACGCTAGACTACAAGTTATTCGGGAGGAAGAGAAGGCAGAGTTGATAAAGGAAAAACAAATTACTGTAGACACGAAGAAAAAAGTTTACAGTGATGAAAGCATGCCTGGTAACGATTACTTTTTAGAAGATGGGGATTGGGTATTTTATGACGATGACAATAAACGTATAGATGTAACAGAGGGTAGTGTTGGCCAAAGTCTATCAAAGAAGTATGAAGATAAAACAGTCGACATAACGGATTACGACAAGATAATTGCTCCAAGTGCTATTTGGACTGACCATGAGGGTAAAGATAAAAAACTAAAAGACAACATACTAGATTATAGGGATGATGATTTTGTTGCAAATACTTTAACTAGAGAATATGGTGAAGACTTTGAGTTCGTCGATTCTGGTAGTGACATGATAACGGTTACTAGTAAAGAGACGGGATTGACTCACGAATTTGAAACTAATTTTGTAGGGGGAGGTGGAAAGAAAGAAATAAAATCTGGTAAGAAATTAATCAAGTGGATGAAAACCCAAAAGTTCGGAGACATGTCGGAGAAAGGAGATGCTGACTATAGAGCTATTGAAAATGAGGATGGTGATTTAGAGTGGCATTATGTTGATGAGTTTGGGGATGACGTGAGTATTGTGGAATCAACAAGTACTTTACAAGATTTAAATAACAAGTACCCAGAAGCTTTAAATGAAAGCAAGAAACGTTTTGATGGCGTGAATGACTTTAAAGTAGTGAACGGTGAATGGCATGTTAGGAATGAGGATCAAGAATGGGAAAAAGCAAGCGGCGACATAGCGCTAGAGATGAATGCAATACACGGTTCACCTGAAGAGAAAGAAGAGGATGGGGTAATTTATAACCATGGATTGGTTCCGCTAAAAGCAGTAAACGCAAAAGAAGCTCTTGTAGGCGAGCATGATAAGAGACAAAACATGGGGATAGACGAGTTCTATGAAACAATATGGATGCCAAAAAATTATACTAATGGTCCGAGTTGGAAGAATGTTGTAAACGACCTCACACATTTAACAGATGGTAAAGAGGGGAACATGTTTTCAAGGGATTTTGGTAAGACTCCGTTCATGGAAGAAGAGTACAACAATTATATAAGGCAATCTAAAACTGCTCTAGACAACCACAACGAAATAACTAAAGTTTCAAAAAACTCTAAAGGCGCTTATAATTGGTATCTCAAAGATTCAGACGAACAAGCAGAAAAATCTTTCGATCAAGAAATCCTTTTAAAGCTAGAGAGTGCTTACTTGAGTAACGAAGTGCCAATGCTACCTCAAATGGTTGATGGGGAGTACGAAGAGGTACAGGGTACTAAAGACGATATTTGGATACACACAGATGAGGATGGGAAATCATATACATATGGGGATTTTGACTACAAAACAAATGTCTCTGATGCTGTAACAAAAGGGTTGGAAACGAGCTCTTTGAAAGATGAGTATCAAAACGAAAACACAACAGCATCTAAAAAAGAGGAACTGAAGGGAGAGATACTATTAGCGCAACCTGAGTGGACTAAATTTTATGATGAAGAAGATATCGATGGTTGGGAGGATTTAGATATAAATGATTTTAATGATTTTGTAAAAAACCACCCTTCTTTTAAACACTTAGATGTTACCACTTATGGAGCAACGGATGACAGCAGGATTTATTATGGAGACTATGGGGCTGCTGAATTACAGTGGGACGAAGATAAAAAGAAACATTATTGGAGCGGAGGAGCTGGAGAAGGATCTGTACATACCATAGACAAACTTAAAGCCCAAGTACTTACGGAATATCTTAATACAAGTATTAGCAAAAATAGGGATGTTTATGATACTTATGAGCAAGCAGGTACTTTTGACAATCTAAACCTACTAAATGAATACGCGAGTAATGTTAGTAAGTTAGATGCGGAGTTAACACCTATAACCGAGGAATATGAAAAACTAAAAAAAGGTATTGACGACGGCACTATAAAGAGTAGTAAATCAAACTTAAGTAAGTTAAATGACTTAGGTATAGAGATAAATAGTATATCTGAAGTTATAAACTTCAACGTAGACAACTACAATGGTATTGCTAATGACAAAGCCAATATGGTTCTTTTTGATGGTTATAGAGATCTTAAGAAAAATAATGCGGCTCTTAGTAAATCATTTGGTAAGCTGATAGACCCTAAGAGTACTAACAAAATAAATGTAATTGCGTCTAAGGAATACAACGAAAGATTAGACGAGCAGGAGAGGTTATTGAAATTGGAGAGTGGTCACTTGGGGTGGCAAGCGGCTGGTGTTATAGAGGGGTTGTGGAGTGCCGTCGTGGGTGGTGTTACTGGAATAGTTGGTTTGGCAGAGGCTTACACACCAGAGCTTTGGTCGGATACTAGTGGGAAAGATAAAGCGCAAGTAATGAACAAGTGGTCAAGCCTTTCAGAACAGATGACGTGGAACGCTGTTGCGGATGGTAATATGATAGACCCTGAAACTGGTGAATTGAATTGGTCTGCGGTTCCTTCGCAAGTAGCGCCTGTAGTTTTAGATATGTATTTGATGACCCAAACAGGTGGGGCGTTTGGAGCAATAAAAACAGGGGCATTTGCACTCGGAAGAAAGGGGGCTAAGTATACCGCTAAGGCATTAAACCTAACTGGTAAGTCTACTAAGTTTATGGAGAGAGTAGCCCCTATAGGTAGGAGGTTAAATAAAATATCTACAGCCAAAAACCTAAAGCAAATGGGGAATCAATTTACTGGTGGTATGATGATTATATTGCCTAAAAATATTGAAGAAGCCGTAATGCAGGTTGATGAAGATTTCTCATATGAGGATGCATTAAACTCTGCTTTTTATAAAACAATTACAGAGTCTGCTATTGAGATGATCAATCCAGATGTTAAGTTTTTAAAAGGTATGTCAAAGTTTAAGGCTGGAAGTAAGTACGGAGACTTAAGGCTTTGGAACCCTAAGGTTAAGGGTTTTAAAAACAACGCATATAGAATGTTAAATATATTTGGTCAGAATCTTAGGAACGTTCCTTCTGAAATACTTGAGGAAAATCTCCAAGAACTAACCAATGGTATATGGAACGGTTATTACAACCAAACTAAAGGCACGGATTTTCACATGTCAACAGCGGATGATTATAAGGCTTTGAATGTATTAACACCGCTATCAGTGTTAACGGGTGGTTTCATTAGGACTAGAGGGTTTAGGAAAGGTGGTGTTAGTTCTAGTATGTATCAAGCAGCAGTGGAGAACTATGAGGAGTTTAATGCGGAAATGCTAGCTGCTCACGAGGGTGGAAAACTTGATTACGTGGATGACGCTGGAAACACAGTGTCTTCTTATCCTGAAATCATGGAGCAAGTAAACCAATATGTTACGGCTAAAGCAAACATACCTTATGAAGAATACTCTCAGATGAGCAACTCTCAAAGACAAGAGACATTGAGTTTATTAGTTCAAAAAGCGCAGCTAGAAGCAAAGATTCAAAACTATGACGAGGTTGGTGATGTTGACTCGAGCAGTAAAGACCACGGGGGAATGACCGCAGGTGAAGGGTTGAATCAATTAGAAAGAGATTTAAAAAACGTGGAAGGTAGGCTGAAGAAGGTTGCCAACGGTGTTCAGACTGAATTTATGAGTTTGGAAGAACAAAGGACTGATGTAGAGTTAATGAAGCTGAAGGCTCAGTGGAAGGGGGAAGAACTAGGTTCTCAGAAAAAAGCTGATCTAACTAAGAAGATAAGAGAACTAACTAGAAGTCGAAATGAACTTAGGGATAAGGGTCATCTATATGAGTTTAACGGAAAAGGATATAATAACGCTGCTGAATTTATTGAAGCTGTTAAAAATGCGAAGAAGAATGGTTACTTCAGTGGTGGACATTCTAGGTCTAAAATACGTATAAGTAATAAAGTAGATTCCGCTAAAGCAGAGTACATAGGTAATATGGTTAATAAATTAACCGGTAGCCAAACATATAAAGGTGGGGAGATATTGATGAATAGTAATGATATTACTGAAGCTGAGGGCTTTACTCATCAAAAAGAAAACAGAGGTAAAACTTTAGAGGATTACAAAGAGGAGCTAAAGCAAGAGTTGTTAAAAAACCCAAAGCAACAAGATGTAGACGTTCTTAACAATCTAAGAAATGTTAAAAAGTATTTAGAACTACGAGATAGAGGTTACGCTCATAATCCAAACTTTGGAGGGATGGTTATGTTTGGTTCTGATGATGTTGATCTCAGAGCTGTGGATGAAATTTCTTTAACAGAGAAGATTAAAGCTATAAGTGAAGTTACTGGAGAAGCTGGTATTATGACAGTACCTATGACTCAAGAGCAAATTGCTGATAATTATTTAGATCCCAATGGTGAAATTGACAATCCAGATGCAATAAGAGCCAATGCGTTTATGATGCCTATATTAAATGAGGAGACTGGGAAAATGGAACCAGCCCTAATCATTAACACAACAATGGCTTTAAAAAACAAAGCTTTAACAGCACCAACTCACGAGCTTTTACACGCTGCTATATTCGCTGTTATTAATGGTCCTATCAGGGTGATAGAAAAAGATGGTATAAAATATGAAACGCACTTAACCAAAAAAGGAACTAAACTGTTAAAAGGGTTTATAAAGTTACTACCTAAGGCTCATTTAGATATATTGAATGCTGACTTAGAAAGTAGAGGATACTTTAATAAAAACGAGGATGGAGATATAATAGAGCCTTTTGAGATTTATGCAGAGGAATACCTTAATCATTACCATGACTTGGTGGTTAAACACAAGAAGATACCTTTAAACGCACCAGATACAAGAAACACTTTAAAAAAAATAGCAGACTACTTTGTTAGCTTCTGGAAGCAAGAAACAGAGGAGGAACTACACGGTGTGATGGAAGGAAAGTTAGATACTCCTGAGAAGCTGCTTCAGTTCATGAGAGGTTTTAACCAGCAGGCATTAAACAATAAATTTACTGACCAAGTTAAAAGTATGGTAGCTACCTCTAAAGGACATTTTGGAGAGGTAATAAAGAGTGATGTAGATGATGGAACAGTGCAACTGTCTAGAGAGATAGAATTAGAAGAAGAAGTAACAGAAGAAGAGTATACGGAAACTAAGGCTGATCTATTTTCTAAGTCAAACAAGAAGTTCTTAGAGGCTTTAGAAATGTATGGTATAGAAAATGCAGGACTCTTGTTGAAATACAATACACAAGAAGAACTAGATGAATTAAAAAAGAAAGATAAAGATACTTACAATAAAATAATAGTAGTTAGAGAAAAATGGGATAACTTAAAAGATAGAGATAAGTTGGTTGTAGGATATATAATAGGTGATACTTGGAGGCCTTTTGCTAGCAGTAAATTTAGGACTAGATATGAAGGAGTTCCTGGTTACGCTCAGTTTGGTAGTGGTATCTTAGATGTATTAACAACTGGTATTGAAGTTGGACAAAATGGTCTCCCATACTTAGTAAAGACTTGGGATCCGTCTAAAAGAAAGTTAACATCACATATATATGGTGAGCTTAATAAAAGAATTCCGCATGTTGTTGGTCTTCCTCAGTTCGCTGGTTTTGGAGAATTAATGGTTAGGGATTCTGAGACTGGTGGTGAATTTGATTTCTCTAAACTATCGAGCGAAGATATTGCTAATAGTATTTTAGATAGTTATAGTATTGACGAAGCTATTGAGATAGTTGAGGCTAAGAAAAAGAATGGTGAGATTACAGGAGAACAGGCTGAGTTTATATCTGACAAGATAAATAATATAAAAAATGATAATGTTAGAAAAGAGTTTGAAACTGGTAAAGTTAGAAAGATACTAGGAATTAAATCTCCACAAGAAATTCAAAATGAAATTGCAAAAGCTAAAAATGAAACTGAGATCGCGATCTTAGAAAAGCAATTAAAAGAAGCTTACCTATATGAAAAAGTATTAAATACTGTTTTGGCTGAGGTTGATATTAATACTTTAAAATCTGAGCTAGCAGATGTAAAAACTCAAAAGAAATTTAGACAACGTATAGAAAAAGGTTTTGTAAAAGAATTAAGAAACGAGGTTAAGAAAATTATTGGTACTCAAAACTCTCCTCAGTTTAAAGAATTTTTAAAGAATAACAAGAGTAAGTTAATAGATTTGTTAGCTATTAAATACAAAAACAGATTTCCTACACTAACTAGGGATGGTGGTAGAATGAGCACAGACCAATCACTAGAATCACAAACATCGGAAAAAGGTTCTTTTGTAGCAAATGAAAAAGGCGGTAACAGACTTTGGTTATTAGAGAGCTTTACGCCTAGTCAATTTGAAGATCTATTTGTTAAGGGTGTTGATGGTAAAGGTAGAGACACTCAATATAAATCCTTAGTAAATGCTTTGGCTAACGAGCTAGGATTAGATGCAGTGTTCCAGGCTATTGGAGATAAAAACGCTGATACTTATGGCACTCAATTAACTGAGGCTATAAAAAGAAACCCTACAACAATGTTTAGTAAGGGCACTAGGATTAGCGAAGATATTAGCGAGAACGATGCTAATCTAATTAATGATGCTTTCGCTGGAGATAATGTTTTAGAGAGAGATTGGGAGAAGCTAAGAGATATTGCTTTAATAAAAGGATTTACTTGGGGCACTACAAAATGGAGGAAGACAGTGGGAGATGCTGGTATACACGAAGGTACTATAAGACTTATGGAGATCATGGGTATTGATAGTAGATTTAAAGAGGATGATGCTGGTGGTTTTAAAACTCCTTTCAACAACTGGACAGCTAAGAATATAAAGAATCTAAATCGTGTTAGTGACATAGTAAACTTATACAATCAGAATAATAACAATAGCGCTGAGGGTAGAAAACAATACACTAAGGGAATATTTAAATTATTAGACAGTCTTCCGCCAAGGTTAGTTGCAGTTCTTGGCAAGACATACTTTGGCTTGAAGGGTAAAAATTATAGTCTTGTAGAGAAAGATAGGTATAACGAGTTATCTAAAAAGTTTGATGATAAAATAAAACAAGAAGATAATAGTGATCTTGATTTCAATGTAGAGGCTATTAAGATAGTGAATTCAGGGTTTGGTATAGCTAAAGATATTAGGGGTATACAATTCTTAAATACTTCAATAGCAAATAAAAAAGCTTTGATGGGGGAGATGGGGATAAATGACAAGATAGATGCCTTGAATGTAAATAACCCATTGGTTCTTAACTTTATAAATAACGAAATAATAAAGATACTGTCAAATGCTAGTGTGGACACCGAAACTAAAGCCGGTATACTTAGGTATCACGAGTCCGCAACTAATAATACTAAGGCTCAAAGAGGATTAACAACGATAAAAAGCATACAGTGGCATACAGGCTCACAAGCTCCTTATATAGGTATTGCTACTAAGGATTTTAAGTTCCAAAATAATAGTTATAAAAAAGGAGACGTGGTTGGGATTGCTTCCAATACAGAGGCAAACACTAAAAATCTCAAAAATGTAAAGCTAAACGAATCCCATCCTGATTACAAGGTTGCTGAAGAATATGCTATGAACTACGTTAGCAAACAAGCTACTGTTATTCTCTCCACGAGAGGAGGCACGAAGGGTGTTAAGAAAGCTAGAAAAAAAATAGAAACTGGGGATATAAGTTTAGATAACTATCTAAGTGATTTATTTGAAAGTAGAATAGCAGAACACTTGAGAGTCAAGGGAGAACATGCTAAGCCTAGTGCTAATGTTCAAAAGGAGATTTTGCAAGAACAATTACTAGCTGTTAATAAAATTTTATCTAATCCTAACAATACTCAAAAAGCGTTAAAGGAATTTAACAAAAATTATAACAATATAGTAGCGGAATATACCCAAGCATTTGGTGCTGAAATAAATTCATTTGCTCAAGATCAAGCGCTAGGTCCCACTAGTACTGCTAATATAGATAGGATGATAGTTTTAGAGAAGGTTAAAGGTTTAGATTTAAATTCTTTCCATGGGGTTGATTTGAGTAGTAGAGATTTACGGGGACGTAGTTTAGTCAACAGCTTGGTTTCAGAATCAATTGAAATAAATAAAATTGTTGAGAGTTTAAATTTACCTAGTGATAAACAAATAGCGATAGCCGAAAAAGTTAAAAAAGCCATGATATTCTCTAGGGCAACAAACGAATCTAAAGGAATAAGTGTTTGGGATTTTGATGACACTTTAGCTAGAACAAAATCTGGTGTTAGATATAAAATGCCGAATCCTACAGGTGTCCCTCAACCAGGTAGGAAAGTTATATTCTTAGCCGGCGGAGCTGGTAGTGGAAAATCAAATGTTGTATTAAAACTTGGATTAGAAAATCAGGGCTTTAAAATAGTTAACTCTGATATATCACTTGAGTGGTTAAAGAAGAATCATGGCTTACCAGCTGATATGAAAGATCTAACATCGGAACAATTATCTATGTTAGGTAAGTTACAGCACCAAGCTAGAGGTGTAGCGAGAAGAAAAATGATGAAATACCAAGGAGATGGTAATGGTATTATTGTTGATGGAACTGGTGGATCTTTAAATGTAATGAAGAAACAAGTACAAGAGTTTAAAGATAAAGGCTACGATGTTCAAATGATATTTGTGAATACCTCTGAGGAAGTTGCTGTTGATCGAAATGCTAAAAGAAAAGAACGAACATTAAAAGAAAGTATAGTAAGAAAGAACCACGCGGCTGTTCAAGAGAATATACCAGGATTTAAAGAGTTGTTTGGAGATAACTTCACCGAAATAAATACAGACTTTTTAGGTATGGATGATGCTATGCCCGCTAGTAATGTAAAAGATATAAACAAGTTTACTAAAAGTTATATCAACGGTAGATTAGATGCTGGAGAATTTGCAGACAAAGGAGCCGAACTAAAAGCACAAGGAGCAGAATTTGATTTCTCAGAATTTAATATTATCGTGGAAGGAGAGCAAGGACCATTCTTTAAAAAAGCCATAGATAGAGCTAAGAAGTTTGGAACAAAACATCAATATGTTTTAACGGCTAGACCGTCGGCATCAGCACCACATATACATGAATTTTTAAAGTCTCAAGGTTTAAACATACCGTTAGAAAACATTACTGGATTAGAAAACTCTACAGCGGAAGCTAAAGCTCTGTGGATATTAGAAAAAGTATCTGAGGGTTATAATGATTTCTACTTTGCAGATGATGCCATGCAAAATGTTGATGCTGTTAGGAGTGTATTAGAGCATGTTGATGTTAAGTACAAAGTCCAACAAGCTAAGTATAAATTTAGTAAAAGTGCTGACGTAGATACAGCTTTGGAATCTGTAAAAGATATTAACAAATTAGGTTTACCTGGCACTTATAGCAGTATTAAGTTTTCTAAAGCTCACAGATCTGAATACGAAAACACTATAGCAAAACATCGTCCTGATTTAGTTAAAGAAGGATTAGTTTCTCAAACTGTAGATAGCATGTTTATCTTTATAGATAGTTTAAATATTCCTGCTGATAAGAAAAGGAAGTACGAAAGAATAACTACTAAGTGGTTAGCGACAAGTAATATAAAACTATTAGAAGATAGGTTCAAAATAACAGATGCCGTTAATTTAGCAGAAAGATTTAAATTAGACTTATTCTCTTATAACAATCCTAATGAGATTATAGAAGCATATGCTGGTAAGGTTAAAAAGAAAGTTCTTAATCCAAATAAAATAATTGAATTTTCTCCAAGCGTAACCACTAGTAAAGAACACGGTGTTACTGAGCACGAAGTTGACAATACTAAAGAGGGTCAACAATCTGTTAGAGACATTATAGATTCTCATTGGGGTGAGAACTCAAATCCTTGGTGTATTACACAAGCTAGAGATGGTAAGTTAACAGAGGAAGCCTTTAGTAACTGGGAGCATTATAGCGATGGACCTAAAAGTATTGTATTTCAAGACGGTAAGTTATTAGCTTTCTACGCTAACGGGCAATATTGGGATAGAATGGATAGTGCTACAGACGCTCCCGTTGTGCAAATTAAAGAAGGCAGAGTTACAAAGAAGGTAGAACTTGTACCTATAGGTAATGGCAAGGTTGATGAATTTGTTATGGAAACTCGAACGGTAAGTAAAGATGGTAACACTGTTACAACAGAAGTTCTACATACTCGTCATGGGAGTTATGCCGAGGGTACTAAAATTATAGAAAACAGAATTAACGGTATAACTGTTAAGTCTACACGGGCCAATGCAGATGGAGCCACTCAAGAAATAATAAACTTTGATAAAAGTGGTAAGGCAACTAACAATATTTCTTTTGATACAGATGGATCCACAACAGCTATTAATCGTTACGGCCAACCATTTGGTGAAATGAGCGTACTTGATATCATAACGAAAAAAGGAGACTTACTATCGCATGAAATTACTGACGGTGATGTAAGTTATTATCACGGTCAAATTAGTTTAGCTGCTCAAGGTATTAAAAGTGTCGGTGGTATTACTACCACGGAAATAGGTTGGAAGATGCCAAATAATTTAGACTTACAAGACTTTGTGACAACCTCTCCTAACGGTGAGATAAGAGCTGATTTAAAAAAGATTTTAGAAGTAGATCCTGATGCGAAAGGAATTCAAGGTGATAAGTACAAAAGCGAAGTTTCTTTGATGTTTAGTAAGGGCGCTAGTGAAATAGCTGGTGATGTATTTAATAACATATTAGAAGAGACAACAGGTATGAGTGCAGGGAAAATTTTCTCTGATGCTCAAGCTAAAATAAGAGGTAAGAAGGCTAATGAGTTTAAGTTTTGGATACCTCCATCTGCGGAAGATTTTAAAGGATTGATTTATCAATTCTTAGGTAAAGGAAAAGAAGGTGAAGCTCAGTTGAAATTCTTTGAACAAGCTTTATTCAGGCCTTTCGCTAGAGCTACTAATGAAATTAACACCTCAAAACAAGCAGCTGTTAATGATTATATTTCTTTAGTAAAAGGTTTTCCAGGAATAAATAAAGCTTTAAGACAAGAACTTGAAAGAGGCTGGACAATGGATCAAGCTGTTAGAGTTTATGTATGGAATAAAGCTGGGCACACAATTCCTGGTTTATCTAATAGAGACTTGAACTATTTATTAGAGCAAGTAGAAAAGAATGTTTTTGTTAAAGCATTTTCAGATGCACTGGCTAAAGTATCGAGAAAGAAAGACGTTGCACCTAGTGAATACTGGACTGTTGAAACTATACAGTCAGATATTATGGATGACGGATATCTTGGGGATGCTAGAGCGGAACACTTGTCTGAGTTTAGTGAGAACAGAGAACAGATATTCGGTAAGTGGGAAAATGGAAAATTAGTTGGACCTAACATTAATAAGATAGAAGCTATATACGGAACTGAATTTAGAGATGCTTTAGAGGATATCTTACATAGAATGGAGTTCGGTAGAAGTAGACATCAAGGTAGTAATAAAATTGTTAATGCATTTAATACTTGGGCTAATAATTCAGTTGGGGCAATCATGTTCTTAAACATGCGTTCAGCTGTCTTACAAACTATATCTGCTATTAATTATTTGAACTGGTCAGACAACAATCCATTAAAGGCTGCTGCAGCATTCGCTAATCAACCACAATTTTGGAAAGACTTCTCTATGATATTTAACTCTGACATGATGAAGCAGAGACGTGCTGGTCATCAAAGAGGTGTTAACGAATCAGAGCTTGCTGCTGCTGTGGCTGGGCAAGAGAACAAAGCAAAAGCAGCCTTGGCTTGGTTGTTACAAAAAGGATTTTTGCCTACACAGATCGCGGATAGTTTTGCTATTGCTTCAGGTGGCGCTTCGTTCTTTAGAAATAGAACCAACACTTATTTAAAGCAAGGCATGACCCAGGAGCAAGCTGAAGCCAAAGCTTGGACTGATTTTCAAGAGGTAACAGAAGAAAGCCAACAATCATCTAGAGCTGATTTAATATCACAACAACAAGCAAGTCCTTTAGGACGATATATCTTAGCTTTTAAAAACACACCTATGCAATATGGTAGGTTAATGAAAAAAGCTTTTCTAGATATTAAGAACGGTAGAGGTGATTTAAAAACTAATATAGGTAAAATACTATATTATGGAATGATACAGAACTTTATATTTGCGGCTTTACAATCTGCGTTATTTGCTGTAATGGGTAGTGATGATGAAGACGAGATGGACGATAAGAAAGAAAGAATAATTAATTCTATGTTAGACTCTATTCTTTATGGGTTTGGAGTAGCTGGTACCGCGGTATCTGTTATAAAAAATGCTATGTTGGAATATGTGAAACAAGAAGGTAAAGGTTGGAATGCTGATCACACTTATACTATATTAAGGTTATTAAGTTTCTCTCCAACAATTGGCTCTAAGCTTAGAAAAGTATATTCAGCTATACAGACTAAGAAGTTTAATGAGGATATTATGAGTGAGATGAGTTTGTTAGATATAAATCATCCTACATGGTCTATCATAGGTAATCTAGTTGAGGGAGCAACAAATATTCCTTTAGGCAGAATGATTCAAAAATCCGTAAATGTACAACAAGCACTAAACTCTCATAACGAAGCATGGCAAAGAGTAGCTTTAATGCTAGGCTGGAACACCTGGGATTTAAAAATTAAAGATCAAGATATATTAGATTTAAAAGAGGTGGTTAAAGATAAGAAGAAGATAGAGAATAAAAAGAAGAGTAAGGAGAATAGGAAGAAAAAGGAGAAGGAGCAGGAAAAAGAGAATGAAGCTATTATTAATCAAAACAAAAAGAAAAGTAGAAAAGATGGTATCTGTTCCGCTGTTAGTAAAGGGGGTGAAAGATGTAAAACTAAAGTTGTAAAAGGTAAACTCTTCTGTACTGTCCACGAGAAAGTAGTTCAAAGTAAAAGTGGTAGAGAAGTTCAATGTAGAAAAATAAAGTCTGATAAGGATAGATGTAGAATGAAGACAAAATCTAAGAGTGGGTTTTGTTATTATCATGATTAAACAATTTAAAAAACAAGTGATTATAGATTTAATATGGCAACAACAGCACAAGAAATAGCACTAATGAAAAGAGACATAGAAACCTTAAGTGATGACGTAAGGGAATTGAATGCGAAAATAGATAATTTAATGATAAAATTACTAGACCCAGATGAGGGCTTAGTAGTTAGAGTCAATAAAAATACTGAGAGCTTACGAATCCGTGACAAAAGTATGGCGGGATGGCTGAAGGATGTTGAAGATTTTCATCATATGAAAAAATGGAAACATGGTGTTAACAAAGCTTTATGGTTTATATATGCAACCATTATAGGTCTTATTATTAAATTCTTATTTTGGGAATAATGAAATGCGCGTTAGCTATAATAATATCTATAATTATAAGTAGGATAATTTGCTATCACATACACCAATGTAAGAAATGAAAATAGAGATAATAATAACAGAGGAAGAAATATTACTAGACCTTAATTATGGTATATAAAAAAGCATTCAAATGAAATGGATAGGACAACATATTTGGGGCCTAATATCTAGGTTTCGTAGTGACGTATATTTAGAGGCACTTAGTACTTCGTCTGAGACAAGTGCTTTAGTTGTTGATTCAAATGGAAAGGTAACAAAAAATTCTTCATTTACCGGTGCAGATGGTGCCGACGGTGAGGATGGCGCTGATGGAACCAATGGAACCAATGGAGCGGCTGGTGCAACTGGCGATACTGGTGCAACTGGCGATACTGGTGCAACTGGTACAGCTGGAGCAACTGGAGCTGATGGAGCAGCTGGAGCTGATGGTGATGATGGTGCAGCTGGTGCAGCTGGAGCTGATGGAGCAGCTGGAGCTGATGGTGATGATGGTGATGATGGGGCAACATGGCTAACGGGTTCGGGAGATCCAGCGGGTGGGACAGGAGTTGTTGGAGACTTCTATTTAAATTCGACCTCTGACGAATGGTTTGAAAAAACTGGAGCTAGCACATGGACTTCTCGCGGTGACTTTACTGGTGCTGCAGGACCACAAGGTACAACAGGTACAACAGGTGCAACAGGTACAACAGGTGCAAATGGTACAAATGGTACAAATGGTACAAATGGATCTGATGGAGCTGATGGTGCTGATGGAGCTGATGGTGCCCAAGGAACACAAGGAATACAAGGAATTCAAGGTGTAACGGGGGCAACCGGAACGACTGGAGTACAAGGAATACAAGGAAATCAAGGTGATAAGGGGGGATTGTTATA